AAGTGGTCGTGCGCGGCCTTTAGTAGCAGTTCGTCGCGGTCAACTTCGCCCCATGCGGGCGAATACCGGGGGCGGTAGTCAACGTCGAACCCCAATAGTTCCGCACGCACGCCCCGAATAAAGCCGATACAATCCGCCCCAACGCCCTTTAGGGCCGCTTGGTGGTGGTACGGGGTACCTAGCCAACCTTCGGCGGCTTGCACTATTTGGGCACGACTAAAAGACAAGTGCGCCCCCGTCGTTATCTTCGTCGCCTTGCTTGGCGTACTTGGTTACAACGTCTTCGCCCGGCATATGCGGGAAGCCTTGGAAGTTAACAAGGTTGTTGAACTTCGACTTACAGACTTCGGCGGTTTGCTTGCACCCGGCGGTAACGCTAAACGTGTCGCCTACCTGAATATCAAGCACGGCAGGCACCCATGTTTCGAAGCCGACCGAAACGCCGTCGTTAGTGTGCGTGCGAATGTCTACCCGTTGCCCGGCGTTGTCGCCAGTTAGCCACGTCATAATGCCCCGTGAATAGTAGTCGTCGGCTTGCGCAAGACCGCTAGCCTTAAACGCCGACGGCGACGTGACCGACGTAACGGTGCCCGTATGCGTGACCGAAGCGGCGTTGAATTTGCAACGGCTATCGCCGAAAACGGCGTCACAAGTGCGTTGATACTTGCGCCCGACTTTCTGGTTAAGCCTGTGCGTCAAGCTGCGCAGTTCGGCGGTAAATTCGATACCGTTTTGTGTGACTTCGCCAAGGTTGCCCGCCATGACTATAGTACGTTCGGACACGTCCGCCCAATTGACCCAATACAGTTCTATAGCCGCGTCGTCGTATACGCCCGCTATAAGGTCGATTTCGTCGATATGGTCGCTATTGAACGCGCCGACGACTTCCAAGTTATCGACGGACAAGCCTAGCGCCTGTTGAACCTGCGACGCGGTAAACCCGGCTTCGGCTTCGAAGGTCGTACCATCAAAGGTCAAGTCTTCGTCGTGGTCGGTAAACCCCTGCACTGTTGCGTCTTTGCGCGTGATACGCCAGCAATAGCACATAGTCGTAGCGCCCGTGTCTAGGTGGTCTTGTAGACCTGTGGGCAATGTCTTCATAACTACACCCTTATTTCGGTTACGTTGATAGCCGGGATAGAACCGGCTTCGAACGCGTCGGCGGAAAGTTGTATTTCGTCGTCGGTAAATCGCACGGGCACGTCGAATTCGAACCCTGCGCTAATGACGACGCCCCCGCCGGGCGCGGTCGTAAAAGTGATAATGCCCGTTGTGCTATCAAGTGTCCAACCGGACGCTTGCGACACACTGTCAAGCGCGACGACTACCGTACCGATTACCGGCTTACGGATTGGTCGCACGTATTCTTCGCCGCCGTTGCTATACCGCTTGACAAGCTGAAGCGTCTTAGTCGTGCCGTCGCCGCTGGCAAGCACTTGGTCGGTATCTACGGGGTCCGCGCGACCAACGCTTGACTTGAAGTCTAGCCAATCCTTCCAACGGAAACCGTACAGACGACCGCGCCGGGCTTCCCAAAAGTCAAGGACACTGTGCAGATGCGACACGCCCCGGATACCTACCGCCGCGTCATACGTCCGCCGGGAATGTTGCCACGATTGGTTACGTTCTTCGAAGCCCGACTTAAGCGTGACGATTTGCGTTAGGCGTTTCGGCCCGCCCTTAGACCCGTACGAAATTTCGGGCGGAAACTGTGTTTCGTGAAATGCGACCATGCTACAGGTTCCTTTGTCCGCGACTTACCCGGCGGGCCGTAGCGGCGTCTCGCTGCGTAGGCGTGTATTCTACACGCGTATCCGGGTCGCGCGTATAAATACGAATGTTCGGGCTATTGGTTACATTGACTTGCGGGGTATTGCCCACACGCAGCACCGCTTCCGTACGGAAGGCCGGTTGCACTTGTCCGCCTTCGGCAAACGCCGGGGTATAGCGCACTTGGTCGCGCCCGTTGTTGATTGCTTCAAGCAAGGGCAGATTGCGCCGGGTAGCTTCGGCGTTCACGACGTATTCGCCGTTCGACACACGGGCAAGTATCTTGTCGTCGCGGGGTCCGCCGGGGCCGGATACCCTACCGCCGTCGGCGAACTGCACGGCCTGAATATTCGACACAATGCTTGCCGCCTGCGCCGCGACGGTAGCGACCGCCGCAAGGTTCGCCGGGAAGGGTAGGGAAAGCGCGTTAGCGATACCCTGTTGAATTTTGATAATGCTATCGGCGATAGCGAACGCTTTAGACGTGATAAACAGCGCCTTATAAATGCCGCTTTGTTCGCCTGCGAAGCCCTTAGCCGCGTCCGCAAGGCTGGCGAACGTGTCTTGCGCGTTCGTCAAAATCATGCTGTTGCGGTCGGCTTCAAGCTGTTGAATATCCGCCGCCGCTTGGCGGTTGATAGCTATAACACGGTCGGCGGCTTCTTGTTCGCTAATAATACGCGCTTCTAACGCCTGTTGCACAATGTTAAGGCGTTCTTGTTCTGCAATGCGTATCTCGTCTTGCGCGGCTTGGTCTGCGAACGGCGTACCCGTTAGCCCGGCGTCTAGGTCGCGCAAGCTGGATACAAGCGATAACGACGACAACGCTTGGTTATACTGGCCTAGGGTAATCACACCTTCGGCTAGTAATTCGTTCAAAGCTGCGCTACTTTCGCGGTAGTCAACCAACGGCTTAAGTATATCGTTAAGCAACTTCTGTTTAGTTGACAGTTGTGCGTTGCCCCGGCCTGTTGCGCTTTCGCCTTTGTTTTCCGCTGCGATACGTTCTTGCGCAAGCTTTATGGACCGTTCGCGGATAGCGTTAAAGGCACCGCCTGCGAAGTCCGTAGAAAATGCGCTGTTAGCCGCTTCTGCCATAGCGCTACCTAAGCGTTCGCCTGCGCCAGCGTAAACATTTTCTACGCGATTTATAGCTACGTTGTCTAAAGTTGCTATACTTATGCCTACACGTTCGCCAATTTTATTAGCCTCTACTACTAGAGAATTAAGCAAGCCAACTACGCCGTTTATCATATCTTCTACTAAAGATATTGTAGTGTTAGTCGCTGATATTACAACACTGCCTATAGCGCTAGGTAACAATTGCCACGCTACAATTATAGCGTCTTTAGCAAAAACAAAACTGCCTACTATGTTGTTTATAGTTGTTTTAGTAGCGTCAACTATGAAGTTGTACGCGGCTGTGAAATACGGATTTATAGCCGATACAGCCGGAGCCAGAAATTGCCCGATACTTTCGGCGGCAAGTTGGATCGAAGCTTTAATTACGTCGCCAAACCCTACAGCTACGTCGGTCGTACCGGCTATTTCGTTAGTGAGAATACCGAACCCGGCGGCTACCACGCCTACGACGGCGATAACCGGAAGGAACGGCGCGACCATGGCACCGATAGCCCGCACGACGCCCTTAAGGATGCCTGTAACACCTATGCCCGGCCCGAACACCCCGGCAATCTGCGTACCCTGCTGCAGAAGCACCGTAAGCGGCTTCTGGCCCGATCCTAGTCCTACAACAACGTCTTGCACCTGAAAGATTAGGTTCTGTGTCTGCGCAGCCGATTGACGGGCCGCATGGGCCGCACCACGCGACGCCACAGCCGCCCTACCCGCCGCCGTGGCCGCTGTGTTCTGCGCAGCCGCTTCCCGGTTCTTGGCGGCGGCTAGGCGGACGCTGGCGGCTTCTTCTGCTATCAGGGCCGACCTTGCCCGGCTGGCGGCTTGTGTGGCCCGTTCTGTGGCCGCTTCGGTGCGGGCTTGTTCCGTAGCCAACCGCTGCGAAGACAACACGGCCTTGTTCGTTTCCCCGATCATACGCGCACGCGCATTTTCAAGCCGCGCAGTAGCGCTAACTTCACGTGCCTGTGCATTTGTCAACTTAGCAGACGCATTAGCCAATCGTGTAAGCGCTGTAGCGTCAACGTCTGCAATCGCCATTTTAAGGCGGTATACTGCTTTGTCGGCTTTTAGCGCTTCGGATGCAATTTGACGCAGCTTCTTGGCAGGTTCCGAGGAAACCTTATCAGTAACAACAATGTCTACGCGTTCTGTTGTCATGGCCTACCCCCGCGCCGGTTTCGTAAGTGTTCGCGGCCACGCATAACGGCCAATTCAATAAAAGCGCCGGGCGACTGTTTAGAGTAACCCGCGTTTAGTCGTCGTATGTATGGTTCTAGGTTAGATATGTAAATAGGTTGGCCGGGCAATTTAGCCTTAAGCGCGGCCTTAGCATCTTTAATAGTAGCCTGTGCGCTAGCTTGAAACGTAGTGCCTTTTTCGCCAGGAAAGAAAGCTGTACGACGTGTGGGCACCGGCGTACCTAGTCCAATCTGCCAACCCGATAGCGCCGTAGATACGTCTACCGGCGTGTCATAAGCAAGGGAACCTACAATAGTCAATGCAACGCTAGCCGCATCTTTGCTAGCGTCTTCTTCTAGTTCGTCGGCTAATGTATTCATACGGGCGGCTAGCCCCTTTAACGTTCCCATACTATCCCCGCTTTCTCTTTTCCGCTACGCGGCGTAAGTAAGCGTTATCTGCTTCACGTATTAGGTATAGTAAGTCTTCTATCCCTTCTGTGCCTAGCCCGTGATATTGACCGTAAGCTACTATCTTTGACCAAGGTATAGGGTCTAGGTTTACCGTAGACCGTTCTGTATCTAAGTCGTAGAAAGCGTCGAAGAAAAATACTAACCCCGTCGCTAGCTTAGGTTTGTTTGTTATGCGGTCTGGTGTTTTACCACCAAACCGCTTTATTTGTTTCATAATGGCGCTTTCGACTTCGGGGGCTGTATCCGTGTCGTGTAAAAGCGCCTCTATGAGTTTTTTGCTTCGGCCTTACGTTGCTTAGTCTTGTACGCAGAAGCCATACCGCACTTACGCGCCAAGTCTTTGTACAAGTCCGACCAATCCGGGTCGCTAAAGATACGTTGTGCCGCCTCTTTACTGTAGTCAACCGCTTTACCGTCTTCGTCGGGTTGGAAGTTACGCCAACCCGACAACAAGGCTTCGGTAAAGATACCCAATTCTACCGCTTCGGCTTCTGCTTCGGGCAAAGACGACATATCTACTATGCCTTCTTCGGTCGTATGTTCTTTCGTAAATTCACGCATAGCACGACCATAAGCCTTATTTTGACTGGTCTTACGTGCTAGACGAAAACCCGGTACGGTGCCGTCTTCGTTAGGGGCGTCTTCGTAGTCAAACCATACGCCTTCGTTAGCGGCTGTAGTGTCTGTCTTAAACTTTTTCTTAAGTGTCATGGTTCTGTATCCTTGATTCGTGTTTTGGGGTAGGGACAATGCCCCTACCCCACTATACATTAGTCGGCTGGCATTGCAATAGTTGGTAGGTAGTCAAACGACGTGTAAGACATAGTGTAACCGTTGCCGTTTTCAGCACCGAAGTTTTCAAGCGGTACGGTAATAGCTGCGTTTTTTTCAACGTTCAAACGACCACCACCGACGCCAAGTAGGGGAATGTCATAGACAAGCCCTTTATTGTCTTGTGCCATGATAACGTTAAATCCTACGTCTTTATTATCGCGGATAGCCTTAACGGTATCTACAGTAGTAAAGTACGCGGTTACTTTGCCGCCCACAACAAAATTACCTACCGAAATGTCAACACCACCGAAACTACCCACAGCCTCTACAACCGTGGCGTTGTTGTTGATAGTAAACGACGCGTCGGACGCGTACGCAAACAAGTTAGTGGGCGCAAGCGTTGCTGCGTCAAGTAGTGACATGCGAAGACGAAAAACAGTAGAAGACGTATTGTACAACTTCTGCTTTGGTAGCGCCACATGCGTACCCGTCTTAACGCCGTCGTCGCCTGTGCGGTGTTCGTTGTCAAGCGCTACGTACGTAAAGTCGGCTGTATGACGTTCCTTAAGCGGAATGTTTAGCGACAATTCGTTTTCAACCGCGCCGGTCAAGTATTCAGACTGTACGCCGTCTTCGTCGTCACCTAGCGTACGTTCTACTTGATATGTGCGCGTCTTGATAAGTGACGGGTCTTTTTCGTTACGAATATACGTACCGGCGTATACCTTAATGGTTTTACCGCTACCGTTATCGTTGCCGATTGTACCAACCCACGCAATTTCGTCTAGCGTAACTGCGTTGTTAGTCTTTGACGCTACGCGACCATAACCATAGCCTACGCCGAATTGTTCGCCGGTAGCGTCGCCACCCACAAAAATCCATTCGCCTACCTGTAGGCCAAGATTAAGCCAACCGCCCGCCGTGCTACTAAGTGTAGCAGTCCCGCCGGATACGCTAAGCGACAAGTCGCCCGAACCAAAAGCGTAGCCCACTTGTTGTACCCGTGCGGCGGCGGGCGGCGACGCCTCTACAACGGTAGCCCCGTCCGTTGTAAGCGACTTATTTGTAGACGCCGTTACTTTTGACGCTACGTTATTTGCTACATTAGTGAAGCCTGTAGTAAGCACCAATGCGCCTACAGGAAACACGCTAAGCCCCGAAGCGGCGTTGTACACGCCCGACGCCGCTACACCGGTAATAGTAACACCTGCGCCATTAAGTGGCGCTGTGTCTACTTTCTCGTGTGCGTCTGCAAAGAAAAAGCCCTGCATATCGCGGGTAAGGCCGTTAGTCATAAGCAGGTTGTAGCCGCCCCCGGCTTCAATACCTACAGGCAAACCCCGTTGGTTTTGGCGCGACGCGTTAATACTATCGTCGGCTACGTACGAAACTTCGCCGCCAAAATCTGAATAACTAAGTACAGGCCGGTCGTACCAAGTAGGCGACGCGGGTAGTACCTTCGGCGTTGTTTCTTCTGCTACGGCTACGCCGGTAACATTACTGTTAATTGTCTTTTTTACGGCTGGCATGGTCTTTACTCCTATCGTTAGGTTGTTTCCGTAAAGTCGTATTCGACGTTGATATTAAATTGACGCCACCGACTATCGGGGGTTTGTTCAAAAATAGTAGCGTTCTTAAACCAAACGTCGTCACTTGCGGCAATAGCGCGGTAAGCATCACGCACAAGCACAGCAAGCGCACGACCTTTAGTTACGCCGCCGTTATCTTTTTTCGGTACAAACACTTGAACAATAAGTACGCCGCTAGTTGCGTACAAACGTTCGTTGTTTGCGTCACCACCAAAAGCTAGCAAGCCTTCGGTTGCATTACGTACAGACAACCTAGCAAACGCCCTGTCAAGCGGTGCGCGGTCTTCTGCGTCGGGTTCGTCGTACTCTACGTCAGGCACGTACCCAATAATCGGGCTTGCCCCGCTATCCCATGCGGTTTTGAATGTACCGTACATGCTATCTATCGCGGCGCTATACGTAGTCATGTCGCCACCGTGAACCGAAGCGTATACAAGATAACTTCCCCGTTAGGCGATAGCGGATCAACGGACTTAATGCCGCGCAACAGCGTAACGCCGGTTTCGTCGTATATTTGTGCCCGTGTTGTGGGCACAAAGTCAACCGCCGCCATAAGCCCGTAATCGTCGCCTACGTTAATGGTTTCGTCGGTCAACGTCTGTAGGAACGCCAAGTTACTTCGCGTGTCCGGTAGGAAAACAATACTAACCGTATTGTCGTCGGTTGTTTCTTCGCCCTTTATCCAAGGCTTATTGGCGTCCGCCGGGGCGCCGTTGTCCAACGCACGCCATACGCACGTACGACCGTTCTTAGCGATAAGTCGCTTAGCTGTGGCTATCTGTCGGTCGAACGTTCCCATAGTTACACCCTTAGCGTTTTGAACAAGCCTACGCCGCTGTACCCACAAGCGGCGATAAGCGGTTTAAGCAGGCTGTCTACGTTTAGCATATCCGGTTCGGTTCCGGGTCCGCCGCCGTTAGTTGCCGAATACTTCGTTGTAATCGGTCCTACGGTTTCTTCGGTAACAAACGCGTCGGTTCGTGTTGGGGCCAAGTCTACCCCGTTGTGTTGTTCTACGCACAGTTCCCCTTGCGCCCGCGACAAACGGGCTAGGGTTTCTGCTAGCGGTACGCTGTTACACAACGTATCGTCGTCAAGCGGGAACGATAGCGATAGAAGACCTAGCCCCTTCGTGTCTAGGTAGTCCATGGTGCGAATAACGTTAGCTTCTAGCTTGGTGTCGTCCGTTGACAATGTTACGCCGCGTGCTAACGCGTAGGCACGAACCGTAGCTAAATCAGCGTACGAATTAGCGTTTGCTACGCCTGTGCCGTCCTCTACGATAAGTGCCATTGTGCTAACCCCTTACGTTGCGTCGCCGTTGCCAGTCCACGCCGCTTGCGCCGCTTTTGTTGCTTCGTCAGACGGTGCAGCATCTTTCGCCGCTTCGGCCTTTGCCTTTTGCGCCTTAGCGGCATCGGCCTTTTCTTTGGCAGTCTTGGCCGCTGCCTTATTAGCCGCGTTAGCTTTTTCGGCGTCTTCGTAGGTCTTTTTAGCCTTTGCGTCGGCTTCGCGTTTTTCTACGAAGTCTTTTACCGCGTCTTCGGCGGACTTATACGCTTCCTTGTAGCGCTTTGGCGTAGCTTCGCCAAACACACCTTCGCACGCCTCTAGTGCTCCGGTTTCCGGCACGAAGCGGGCGTTACGGAAGGCCACGCGGCACGGGGCCAGTTGGTCGGCTGCAAGTTGTTCGTCAAGTGTCGGCGCTACGCCGTTAATGAAAAAGAGAATTCGCGGGTACATGGTTCTTACTCCTATGGTTTGGTCTTCGGTTGTTCCTGTGAAAAGGGGCGACGACATGCGCCGCCGCCCCTACTGCCCCTGCCATCCTCGGCGACCTTAGCGGGTGTCTACGATAACCCCGGCAAGCGATTTGTTGTCGGTAGCGTACTTGTCCCAATTCGTCGCAGTTGCAAGGGCCGCGTCGGTAGGCGACTTGCCCCCGTTCGTCTTGTCCCACGCAAAGCCTTTGACGCCGGTATTGTACGACCACTCGGCTTGATAAGAGCGTTGAATATTTTCGTCGCCGTTCGTGGTGTCCATGTTGTCGTCGAAATCGTCGTTTTGCTCTACAACAATCGCGCCGCCAACAAGCCCCATAGTGTGATACGTATCAGGCGTACCCGAAGTCACAAGGCCGGGGCTATCCGATACGACGAACACACGGCCCATTGGGTCAGACACGACGTTTACGGTGCCGTATTCGAACAAGCGGTTTTGGTTGTCGATAGCGTTGCCGTAGAAGTCATGCAACGGCGTGCTGTGCATAATCCAAGCAACGACGGCCTGCGATTGATCGCCAAACAAACGGGAACCGTTGTTAAGCTGCTTCGGGTTCATGGTCGTAATGGTATCGCCCGTACCGTCGTAAACGACTTTGGAAACTTGCGACAATGCCGTGCGGCCTGCGATAATGCCCGTGTTAAGCATGTCGGCAAGCATGTCAACGGCAAGCTGTTGACCTACGACCGCGCCCGCTTCTTCGGGGCTACGCTGTATCCAGCGGAATTGCGAAGGCGGCATTTGCACGGGCGGCGTACCGGCTGCGACTTTAACACTTGTGTCTAGCAAGTGTTCAAGTGTCACAGAAGTAACTGCGCCCGAACCGTAGGCGTTACGCCGACGTACAAGGCCGTTAATTTTCTTCCAAAAGGCTTCGTCGCTGTAATTGCCTTCGTTGGCCTTGGTGGTCAACACGATTGTATTACGCGACGCCGCGTTGAATAGTTCGATTTGCTGCATAAGCACTTCGGTAGCCGCGCTATATGCGTACTCCGAAAATACTGAAAGGTCTGAAAGTGCCATGGTAGTTGCTCCTAGTCTGCGTTGGCTTCGTTAGCTTCTTTACGGGCGGCAAGTTCCGCCGCCAGGTCTTTACCTGATAGGGAAGCTAGCGAAACTGGTTTGCCGTCGTCGGTTTGTTGCGAGGCACCGCCTAGTCGCTTTTGGCCTTTGTCGGGGGCACCGCCGCCCTTGGCCTTACTTGCCACGATAATAGAGGCAAAATCTTTGTTGTCAACGAATTCTTTTTCCAAGGCTTCGGCGGTAGTCGGATTGCCGGAAGCGTCAAGGTATTTCGTCGCCGGGGTGTCGCCGGTAAGGTCGGCCCGTAGCCGCGCCTTAATGTGGGGAAGGATCAAAGCGGGCGACGTAGAGATTTTCGCCGCCATGGTGTTTGCTACGCTGTCTACCAACGTCGTAGAAATGAACGTGTCTTTAGCCGCAATGGCTTTGTCGCTTTCGGCCTTCTGCGTTTCAAGTTTGCCTTTCCAAGACGCTTCTAGCTTTTCAATGTCGCCCGTCTTACGCGCGTCGTTGTCGTCAAGGTCGGCTAATTTTTCTTCGGCTTCTTTGGCGCGTTTTTCAGCGTCCTTACGTTCCTGTACGGCCCGGTCTTTAGCGCGGCGCAGCGCCCCGTTGTCGTCGTCGTCGTTGCCGCCTTCTACGTCAAGTACGTAGTCGCCGTCTTTTTCGACGTATTCGGCTTGAAGGTCTTTCGACAACTTGTCGAATGCTGCTTTGTCAATTTTGCGCTTAAGGGCCATGGTACTACCATCCTATGTTATGTAGGGCACCGCCCTACGTTATGATTATCAGATTGAACTTACCTAAGAATTCTTCAAGGGTCAACCGCTTACGCGCACGGAAACGGCCCAATCCTTCGGCATTAACACGACCGCTACGAAGCCCGCCCGCAAGGGTAGCGCCTACGCAGTCGTTTTGTACGGCGGCGGGTTGCAGACGCAGCCAACCGTAGAACGAATCGGGCACGCCAGCATACGACGCACCTTTGCGTACAGGCACCGCACGCGACCGGCAACGGAAGTGCGCCGGAGGCAACGGTCCTTTACGGTATTCATATATGATCCCGTCGCGCGTGCGGCATATCTTAGACGTGTTCGCGTCAAGTACGGCAACCCATTCGTAGTTACGATAGAACACCGAAGCTACACCGGCCTGTACGACGCTAGATACGTGCTGTACGGCTGTGTGAAGCATAGACGAACCGGCCCGACGTGCGCGGGCGATAAACCCGTCACGGAACCTACGACTGCGTGTGCCGAATATTTCGGCCATGGTCTGCTTAACGGTCCAGCCGTTAGCGTGCCCGCGTCGGATAAGTTCGCGCACATTACGCGATAGAAAGTCCGTATATTGCTTTACCAGATTGACCGGGGTAAGCCCGCTTGCCGGGTCAATGGAATTAGAAACTAGTGCCCACAGGCGGGCGCGGCCTTGGCGGTTGCGGCGTAGGGCTAGTAGGCCTAGAACGGGTAAGCCGTTTTTAGCTTTGTAGGCTTCTTCTACGGTCTTACCTTCGATATGCTGCATTATATCGCGGTTAAGTACCGCGTCGGCGCTGGCGAACGTGCGCAGTCTCTTAAGTATGTCGGCCCGGAACTTGTCGTTACGCCGTAGTTGTAGGCGTTGTATCGTACGTATTAGCTTATTGAGTTCGCGCTGCGTAAGATCATTCAACTTGTCGAACCGCGCGGCCACAAGTGCGGTCTGTAGTTCGCCGTACATGTCCATAAGCATGGGATCAAGCCGACCGTCTAAGCCGTCCTTGTACCCCTCTAAATAGACTTGGTGCCTTGTGAATGCGTCGATTAACGATACGGTCATAGCTTATTCGTCCGGGTTGTCTTCGGGGTCGTCTACGACCGTTTCGTCGTCTTCGGGGTCTTCTTCGGCCTTCTTAATCAGATCGTTAGGGTTAACCGTAAAGTCGTCGGCTTCTATTTCGTCTCTAGCTTCGTCGTCGTCTAGTGTCGCTACGCCAGACTTACGCATACCGGCCCGCATTTCGCTAAAGCTGATAGCGCCCGATTGCCATTCGCTGATAAGTTGCGCCCGTTCGGGTGCGCTCATACGTGCAATGCTAAAATCGGTGTTAAGTTCGTAGACAATTTCGGCCCCTTCGTCGCCGCTAAAGCGGGCGCACATTTCTAGGCCGAACTTGATAGCCGCCGACACGTTCTTAGCTACGTCTGCAAGCACCGACGTTTCCCCGTTGTTTTCTATGTTCGCTTCGGTAGCCGTGCGCTGCACTTCTTTTTGTTCTACTAGCTTCGCGCCAAGCGCTACCATTTGACGCTCTTTCTTGTCCATGGCTTCGCTAGCGGCTGTGTTCGCTTCCATTTGCAGAAGGTCCGCCGACCCGCCTTGCGGTAGCATAACGCCGCCACGCGACCCTAGGCGTACTTGCCCGACCATGACGTTTTTAACCCAGTCTTCGGTTAGCCCGGCGAACACTGGCGTAGACTGGCCCGTCATGTGTACGCCTTCTTCGTAGTCGGCACTATTGCGGTAGTGCGCTACGTTAATGTCCGCTAACGAAAGCATAGGCGGTACGTCAATTTCTGCGTCGTTGTTTTCCGACCCGATAAACGTAAAGGGTATTTCGTTAAACGGGTTGCCTGCTGCGTCTTGCGGTATGGTTTGTTCAATGTACACGGCACCGTCGCGCCACACTTCTACGGTGTACACACCTTCGACAAGGCGTAGCACGCGGTATTGTACTTTCTGGACTACGATAAAGCCGTCGTCTTCGTCGTCGTACTTCTCTTCTAACACTACCAACGTAAGGTACGTCTTAGCCTTGTGCTTCTTCGTACGCCAGTTAATTACGCTAAGTGCGTCGTAGATTGTAAGCGTAGGTTGAATGTCGCCGCTTTCTACGTCGGCCTTTGACGCCGCGCCTTCGACCGCCGGATAGTCCGCTAGCACGCCCGCACGCCCAGCCGATAGGGTATACCGGCAAGCCCGCTTAGCAAGCTGCGTAAGAGTAAGCCCGGACCCGTCAGCGTCTTCGCTAACAACGTCTAGGCTTGTGGGCACTTCTTCGACCGGATCACGCGCGAACACTTCCCCGACAAGGCCGCTTAGCGTACGCTGCGTCACGCTGTAGAACACGGCCCGCGTACGGTACGCGTCGTAGCGTGCTACGTTTTCGTCGCTTTCGTCGTCGGGATTGGGGGCCGGTAGATAGACCGTACCGCGTTTCTTTACGGCACGTTGACCGGCGACGCAATCGTTTACGAGTCTATAATCCGTTTCACAATCGCGCAATTCCCTGCGCTTCTGTTGTACGGCGGACGATGCGCCTGTTATCGGTCCTGTAGCCATAATAAGCCCCTATCTTGCGTACGTAACCTTAATAGTTGTCGCGTTTCTGTTACTACCTGCTAGCACGCGGTAACGTACCATGTCGTAGGCGTGGTCTTCTGCGTCGGTGTCTACGTCGTCTAAGTCGCTTTCGTCACGGGGCAGTGCCGGTATCAACGTTATAGAGGCAACGCAATTGGCCATAAAGTATATGCCCGCACCTTCACCCTTTATAGACGCTTCTAACCTATCACGCAATAGCTGAAACCCATTCTTGCGCGAACCCTTCGATTTATCCGATTTAGTCCAACGTATACCCTTATCCGACATTTTCTTTTCAATAGTATCTACGTCGCTTTCGCGTACGTCGCGTATCTGGTTATCGGCGGGGCCGGGCGACGGCTGCTTAGGGAAGTATTCACGCGCCATAAGGTCTATTTCTCTATCGCGTATACCTGCGGCAATATCAGGCGCAGAAGTTTTAAGCCCTTGGTTAGTACCGAACGCCGGGGCACCACCATTAGCCGACGACGTTACCGCCCCGTACCATTCCGCACATTGGATAAGCGTACCCCGTGGCGGGCAGAACGTACGCCCGTCGGGTAATTCGACTTCTTCGCCGTTGGCTTCGGCCCACCAGCCTACACTAAACGGATGCGAAGATCCCCAATCAAACGACCGATCTACGCGCCATTCTTCGGGCACCTTGAAACGCGGCAATACGTGTACGCTACTGTCAAATATATCATCAAACGCACCGCCCGCATTAACGTCCCATGAGCCTTGCAACCATGCGGCGCGTAGGTTAGGGTCGCGGATTTGTTCTAGTTCCGCTACGTATTCAGGCGGCAAGTATATGTTTTCGCGGTAGCTACCGAATATAGCTACCTGCGTCTTAACTACAACGTCGTCTTGCTGCGTTTGCGGATTAAAAACTGGGACTTCGGTACGCACAACTTGCCCGTTTTTAGCAGGCGTAATGAACCGTATTTTAACCCAATTATGCCCCGGCCCGTTAGGGTTGGTCGTGGCGAACACTTCCAATGGAATACGGGGCAGGGGTTTACGGTCTAGCGTGTCGTAGACTACATCGTAGGTGCCATCTTCGTTCTTGCGTGTCTCTAATACGGGCGTGTCCCGTTCCGGGCTAAACGACGAACGATTTGTAGACATCATTTTGTCGTACAGTTCCGACGTAGGATACTTTGTCAATTCGTTCCAGCCGATAAACGGGTATTCGTGGCCGTGGAAGTTGTCGTAGTCCGACGGCCTCTTAGCGTGTCTAAACAACAGTTCTTCGCCTGTGGGCCAAACCCACTTGTATTCGGACGCACCGGACAAAAACTTAGCGCCGTCACCAAACTGTAGAAAGAACCGCTTAGACTGCGCCACCAAGTCCGCAAGGTTCTTAAATTCACGGTCGAATATAATACCACGCCAATACGTGCCGTAGCCCTTGCCCACACGGGACCGGAAGCGCATAAGCTGTGTGATGGTCTTACCGGGGCCGCGAGCGCCGTGGTATAACGTGTGGTGGCAACGCGTGTCTAACGCAAGTTCTTGCGACGTATTCGGTATGGGTTCCCATACCGTACCGTAACCTAGTTCTTTAAGTTTAGCTTTGGTTAGGTTGTCTTCAATTGATTGCGGGACTTGCACCGTCATTGGTTAATGCCGCCTGTTGCGCTATTAGCTTCGCTTCCCATTCCGCGTCGGTGCCGTGGTCTTTGACAATCATAACCTTACGTTGGTCAACAAGCGTATTGTTGTTTATAGTCGTGCCCGCACCGGTAAAGCCTTCCATTTCCGCTAGAAGCTTAAGCGCGGCTATCGCGTCTTTGCCCATGTTAGCGCGTGTTTCGGCTTGTTGTACTAACTGTTGCTTAATGTACGTCTTTTTCTCACTAGGCGCTAACGCGTCGAAACCGACCGTATGCACTTTTGTAAGCACAGTAGCGTAGCTGGTAGGCGCGGCTAATTCTGCGCTCATGTATTCGACTACTTCGGCGTCGCCCGGCCATTCGCGCGACATGACAAGACCACGCGCCAAATCACCCCCTACAACCTCTAACGCCGCCTTGTACGGGTCGTCAGGATGCCGTAGCAGGGCTAGGGCGTATTGTTGCTTTTCGTCTGTGTCGTCGGCGGTCATTGCTGCGTTACTCCTATCGCCTAAACATAGGCGAAAAGCGCCGCACAATCAACTAGATTTAGTGCCGTTGGATATGGCGGACAACACCGCGTCTAACCGTTGGTTAGTGTCCCTACGTTCTTCGCGCATTTCTTGGCGCATTTCGGTTACGCTCTTTTCAATACGTTGTATGAGCCCGTCTAAGTCCGTACGTTTAACGTAATGGTTAGACAGGTCGTCGCGCGTCCGGTTAATGCGTTCGTGCAACACGTCGTCGCCGTCCTTAATCGCCTTCGTGTTTTCGTCGTGGTTCGTGTGTATCATGTTGGTTATTGCCCTATCGCGCGCGATTACGCCCCCGACTATGGTAACAAGTAATGTACCGAACCCTATCATTACGGCCCAATCTACGACCATGCCATAAGCCCCTATGGTTTAGATTGCGGCGCATGTTTCGGCGTAAACTGCGTTATGCCCTACGATTTGCCGCCTAGTTAACGCGGTGTCAACGCGCGAATAAGTGATTTGGGTAAAGATACTACACACGTAACGCGAGTCAATAATGCTTTGTTCCGCCGCGCACAATTCTTTACGTGCGGCGTTATGCCCGACAATCTGGCGACGTGTGGGCATGGTGTCCGTACGCGAATAGGTAATAGCAGGGAATGCCGCGCACACGTCGTAGACCGTGACGGCTGTATCAGTCGCGTAAGTTGGGGTCTTCGTCGTCTGGCACGCCGCCGTTATCGTCAAAATTGCTAACAGCATTATCGCGCGCCATGCGTGCGTTACGTAGGACATTGGCGGAACTTTCAAGTTGCGAAGCAATAGCTTTAGCTTCGCCCGCGTCCATTAACTGTTTACGTTCGACGTATTCAGCAAGGGCACGGGCGAAGCCTAGCACGGCTTCTAGGATACGAAGCCAAGCCATAGCGTTACGCGTCGTCGGCGTTCTTGTTCTTGCCGAAGTTACCGGCAAGAATATTCAGAACGCGAAGGATTGCGGCAATAATCTTGTCGTCGGCGGTCGTCGGCGTAAGGGCCGTAATCGCCGTCGCAGCCGTGACGACCGACGTGATAGCAACAAGCCAGGCGGGCAACGCTTCGAAGATTGCCAGCCAACCGAAGCTCCCGCTATCGACGCCGGTAGCCGACTGCGCATACGCCGCCATGGGTGCCAGAATGAACAAGGCAAGCGCGCCAAGGGCTACACGGGCGGCGGGAAGGACGGCAAGGCCGAATAAAAAGGCTTTCATGGTTTCGTATCTCCTACGTAGGGTTAATGCGCTAGTGCGCGGGTTATCACGGCCTTACAGGCGCGCGAATTGGAAGTGCATCCAATCGTAGTTACGTGCGCGTCCAAGTGACAACGCGCCTGCCGCTTCGACGATACGCCAAAAGGCTTCGTATTCAGGCTTCGCAAAGCGCGCCCGGTCACGGCCCCAATGAAATTGGTTGTTCGCCGGGTCAAGGTCTACGGCAATGCCCCAACTGTGCATTGAATACGACGAACCGCCGCGCATTTTGCGCACATTCAAGCACCCGCCGTACATATTCAGGCCAAGCGCCTTAATGCGTTCAAGCCCGTATTCGTCAAGCGTGCGCTGAAATATTCCCGACACGGCGTCGGCGACCTTTTCGTGACAAGTCATTTTCGACACGCTTTGGTGCGTGTTCCATGCAATGACCATAGGGTACGGTAGGGCAATGCTTGTTTGGTTCTTGCCCATAGGTCCGTAGAAGGCCGAAACGCCGGATTGACGCGGCCAAGCGGTCGAAGACTGTACGGACGGTTCGGCGTCGAATAACGGCGCGTCGTCGCGGCCTAGGTTTTCGGCGTGCCCGTGTTCGCGTTCGTACGCCCATGAGTTGAACGCTTCAAGCGTATTGTGCCCGCTATACCCGTCGATTGCGCCGGGTTCGAAGCCCGCGTGCTTAAGCACAAGCTGCGCCGCTGCGACAATGCGTCGCCGGTCATTCATGCGGCTAGGCACCTCCGTAGCGTTGCTCGATATAACTTTGTCGATTGCTTCTAGGGACTTCGTCCCTATGTCGCCGTCGATACCTGCGTTGTAGTATCCGGCGGCGGTAAGTAGTCGTTGTACGTCTCGTGCTGATAAGTGCATTAGACCAACCTTTCGTATGTCGCATTTAACACACAGCACGCGTAGCACACCCCCGCGCAAAAAGAAAGGGGCCCAGCCCCAGAAAGGACCGACCCCCGTTAAGCCCAACGGATAGGGCTTATTCTTCGTCGTAGGCTTCGACTTCGACGCGCCAGACGCGGGCGCCTTTTACGCCGTTTTCTTCGACGCTGCGCACCATGAACTTACGTTCATAATCATACGCCGGTACTTCGACTTGTTCCATTTCGCCGCTTGCTTTGTTGCGACGGTTGATCGTGCGCGTACCGTTTTCGATCGCATAACGCTTAGACGCGCTGGAAACGGTCGAAGCAAGCGACTTGCCGGGGCTAGGCATGTCTTCGGTTGCGGACACAAAAAACGACTGTCCGACTTCCAAGGCGTCGAACGGGTAGATCGAAGTTGCGGAACCCGTGCGTTTGATTGTAGGGATTTTAACGCCGTCTTCGATTGCGAAGGCAGTTTCGAGGCTTTCCATGGTAGTAGTTCCTTCGGGTTGGGCTGGTTTTACGGGGTCGTAGGCCATGCCGGTTGGTGTTGCCCGAACCGCGACTTGTTTTACGTCGTCGGGGTTCGTCATTGCAATATTGCATTCTACGTAACCGGCGTCAACAAGAACTTGTACGCTTTTTTCGGTCATGTAGCACATTCCCGCGTCGGAATTCGTCGCGGCAACGATGGCTGCCAGTTTGTCGGCTTGCGCCTTGTTTACTTTAGTCATGGTTCTACCTTTCTAGGCTAGTTCGTCGTTATGACACATATACAATAAGACTTCGTACGGTATTGTCAACTCCCTACGGCGAATTTTACGCAGGGCAATACGATAGGCGCGTAAGCCGACGCACAGCCCGCTACGATCAACAGCCCAAACCCGAACTTGCGGGCCGCACGTTGCAGCGGCGTACGCATTTCGTCCTCTAGTCGGGCTAGTTCGTTCATACCACGCGTACATTTAACGCCGTAGACCAGCTTACCTTCTACGCGTTCGCGTAGTTCGGCGGCTCTATTGGCCGTCGTCGTCATGTTGGACACATTCGGCATCACAATAAACCTCTTTAGTGTAGAAGCGAAATTTACAGGCGTTGCATTCGCGCCGCCTTCGTATGGTGTGGGCATTATCCCTAGTATCGACTACACGCAATCGCGTAGAACCGCATACAGGGCAAGGCAAGCCGCCATAATCATACGGTATGTACTTGCCCTCGTCGTTGTATGGCATTACCAGCCGCCTGCGTATTCCGCACATTCTTCGTAAATGCGGTCTTCGTCTGTGCTTGTCAGACGGTTGTAAACCCATTCGGGAGGCTTTTTACACGTGCGCCCGTTCACAGCTATTATAGCAAAATCTATGTAATAGCCAAGGTGGCCCTCGAAGCCGTCTTCGTACACGGCTTCAAATTCCACCGTTACGGGCAGACCGCCTAAAACTGTTGTGTCAAATTCGCAGGCCATGTTCATAACTCCTATCTGCGTTGTGTTAATACAGATATAGCATAGTTCATGGCCTACGTCAAGCGTCTACGACGAATAAATTAGTCCATGAGTTTTAAGTAGGCTAAAGGCTTGATGAGTGCGTCGTTGGTATTATATACGTCAAATGAAGTAAATGAAGAAGACGCGAAAAATTCGAATACCATATCTACGGGCGTGCCCGTCCATTTATCGCCGTAAAGGGTGGTGGGTACTCCGCAATTTACGTCAATAGTGTTTGTAACCATTCGAATACTGAAAATTGCGTTTGAATCATTGGTGTTTGTATACGACTTAAGCACAAATTTATAATTACCTGCAGGCATGCTGCCTTTTATGCTAAGCTGGGACGCTTCATGGTTATATGGTAGGTCACTATCGTAATGCCAAACTTTCTGCACCAGCTTAGTATGCGCGCCACCGGATAAGACCGCTGCAGCGTACACTTTTATGCTACGAGCCTGTGGCGCCACGTAAAGCACATTGCCCGCTGGGATACTGATATTACACTGATGCGAGCCAATTAGACATGAGCCCGTAGCTTTACCTAGTACCTCTTCGGCACTAGTGCCACTCGGCACAATGTATAAAACAGACGAACCCGCCGCTGTGATAGAAAAGGTGCCCGCCCCCAAGTCGACAAAGGCCGAGCCAGGGTTTTCACTGCTTACGGTATAGACTGCCATAAAAGTCTCCATTTAAATTAAATTATTTACATAAGATATACCCACAAATACTGCTGTGCGACAGGCTCAACGTATCATTTGTGGGTATATAACGCGTATATTACTCTATATCAAAGCGTATATCAACACCATAATAAAGCATAACTAGATTTGCGGCTTCTATCCATGTATACGCCACGCGCGCGCAATAGCCTTGGTGCCGTACAGCTTCGGCAAACTCTACTTGTGCGCCCGACATGCCGCCTTCTGCTTGGTTGCGCCGTTTGGGTTCCTTGAACTCTATGTACAAGCCTGCGTACATGCCGAAGCCGTCTTGACCGGTGTCAGGGTCGGGGAACTTGAACGGCTTAGGCACAGGTAGGAACGTGTCAAGTACGCCAGCCTTTACGCCTTCGGCCTTTAGCTTGGACGCTTCGGACCCGCGACGGTAGCCGCCATTGGGTATTGCGTGCATAAGGGCTAATTCGGGCAAGCCGGGGTCTTCGCTAGCCATGGCTAGTTTAGGCGTGATCTGGCCTTGACACAGCAATTTAGCGGTTGCAAAACCATAACGCGACGCGAAGTTAACCCATTGGAAAAATGCGCGTTGGTGCGCGTGTTCTGTGCCGCTCTTGGCTAACTCTTGTGGGAGCATAGTATCTACTCCTAGTGTGCGGTAGCGACAGACACTACGACTGGCTTTACAGCCCCTACGCCGCCGGTCGCGTTGATGAATAGCGCGCGTATCTGTTCGTCGGTCGCTGCGTTGGACGGCATCATATTACCGAAAGAAGCCGTATAAATGGTATTGACCATTGCGGCGCGTTCGGTAGGGCTTACCGTTTCTACGGCTACTTGGCCGTCCTCTTGTACGTATGCGTATGCGTTCATTGTTTCAGTTCCTTTTAGCTTCGATCTATCTTTTCGGGTACGGGTACGGGTACGGCTACTTCACTATGTACTACCCGTCCTTCGGGGCTAACTTCGTCAAATGCCACAGGGAACCCGTGCGGGCTAGGCCACCTAACAAGGTCGCGTAAGAATTTATCGCGCTGTTCGTCGGTCATTCCGTCCCATGTTTCTTGGGTTAATTGTGTCATTGCGTACGGTCCTTTCTACGTAGTTCCTGTTCCTTCTTACGCTTTAGCGCGGTAAAGGGGTTCGTGTTAAGCTCTAACAGCGTCGTTTCAATGCGTTCTTCAAGTGTGTTGTCGAGTGCCATGTTCGGTTCCTTGGTGGTTGTTCATTTCACGCGCCATATTATACGCGTACGTCCATAAGTCAAGTGTATTCTGCGTACGTAGTTTTGGTTGTGCCGACACGCGCCAATACCCGCGCTTAGACTTCGGGTAATACGTCCAATAAATACGCGGCTTAACGCCTATGCTACGTATAGCATCTAATACACGTTTGCAATACGTGCGCGTCCCGACGCAAATTACGGTATACGTAGTTTTGTTATGGCGCACAAGTTCGCACGGCGTAGTACGGCCCTTAACTATTTCATGCTGCACAAGTCCCATTACTTACCCTCCCTCGCTGGCGCATTACTAAACGCCGCTTCTAAGTCTTCTTCTGTCATTCGGGCTAATACGCGTGCTTCTATCAACGACAGGTCACAGTTAACGAGTACACTGTCGCCAAACTCTACTACGCTACAGCCCTGTTCGCGCTGTTGTCGCACAAAATCGTCTATCATATCCTGTACGTCCTTTTGCGCGCGGCTACTTTGGCGTAAATATTGCATAGCGGGTACTGTGCGCGTGTATCTCATGTCGATTACTCCTATTGCCCACAATCAGGCGGGTAGTTCGATTTTCTCTACAGGCAACGGCGCGCCAAGTTCGTACGCTTCAAAGAACGCTTCGCCTACGGTTGGCGATATTAGTTGGAATTCGCCCGTACTGGTTTGGTATGCGTCGTTATAGTCGTCAAACAACACGCCTTCGCCTTTGTCTTCGTTGTTCCAAACAACCCAATATGTTTTCATTGTCTTACCTTTCATTGTTATCCCTACATACATACGACGTTCTACGCTCTACGTCAACCCCTACGAAGATAAAATACGGTATAAACCCATTAAACTTTTTAATATACCCATAACCTATTGATAAATAATAGATAAATATAAAAGTATATTAAGTATATTAAGTATATTAAGTATGTGTTCCTCTCTAACGTATTTACCCGTCGTAGTTATGCGTCGTATAACCCCTACCCTACCCACCCCTTATATATTATAAGGATTGATATACTTAATATACTTTAATATATCTCATGTAAAACAATGACTTAGCGGTATATAAGCCAATATACTCTAATATACTTTAGCGTTTTCTACGATCTAGGACGCGAAGCGGTCTACGTCTGCAATCATATAGCCTTTTCCGCGCGCGCTATGCTTGTCCATGTCGGCGCGTCCAACCTCAATCATAACGCCTTCGTCAATCATAGTTTGCAGCGTACGCTTAATCGCATTGGTAGCGCCTATACGATCATGCCTAAACGAAGCACTTGCCGCTAGTCTACGCTGTATGTAAGTGTACGGTATGATACGGGCGTTATGCAGCACGCGCTTAGCGCCATACTTCGCGGCGGCTTCCGGGGAACCTGTTAGGTACTGCGACACTACGCGAATAACGTCGGATACCTGCTTAGTTTCTTCGCTGTTGCGCCCGACTTCGCCCATTTCAAACTTACGGGTAATAGACAGTACGTCACGTTCGATAAGATCGTACGCCCACTGCGCACACTCTACGGTAATGATTGGTTGCGACGGGTTACAGCCTATGGCTACAAGCGCAGCTAGCTTAAGTGTCTTAAGGTGTGCGCGGTTCCACAGGTGGCGGATTGCGTCGCGTTGGTCGGGTGTGTTGATTTGGTCGGTTGTGTACTCCTCTACGCCGTCTAGGAACGCCTTAGCTTCGGGCGTGTACTCTACGTTCATAGCTTGATTGTGGGAATTCAGTTTAAGGCTATTGTCGCACAGGTCACAGAACCTACGCACCATGTCCATAGACGGGACTACAAAGGCGTGATCGTTGTTAAGGCGTGGTCGCTTACCTTCGTATGTGATTGTCAAAATACGCGGCAATAGGCCGTCGGCTACAAGGCTTTCGTCTAGGTTGCTAAAATAGCTTTCGGGTGTGCTTTCACCTAGCAATGTAAACGCAGGGGCTAACACGTCTTCGGTGTTCTTGTCCTTGTCGCTGTAGATTGTCGGCTTAAGTACGCTACCCATGCCCGATTTATTGAATAGGTCTAGTAGCACTTTCTTAAGCATAATGTCCGACGACGACGCCCTAGGGTGTGCTAGGCGTTGCATGGTTAAGCCGAATTCACCTACGACCGATACGAAGCTACGTTGCTTCTGTATGAACCGCAACAGGGCTTGGCCGCTGGATATTTCCGCCGGGCCGGTAAATTCGCGCACGGCTGGCATTGTGTTAAGGGCTGTGTCGTCTACCATGCCGCCGCGTTCAACGTACGACATAAACTTACTAATACCGGACTGCATAGCCTCTTTACCTGTGCCGGTCGGTGCCAGTAGCAACAGGTACATGTTAAGGCCGGTAGCTGATACGTTGTAGCTACGACCGCACACGCCAGCCATAAGGCCGATAGCGCCCGCTAGTGCAATTTCGGGCACAGGACGCGGCGCAGACCTATAGATAAAGTCGGACAGTTCGCCTAGCAAGCCGGGCGGTTGCTCTATAGGCTTGGTCTTGGTCGGCATTGACGGGGCCGGGATCGGCGCAGCCACAGGGGCGGGCGTAGCGGGGCTTGCCAGGGCAAGGGCGCGGGCAATTTGGCCGTTTAGATCAATGGCAGGCGTGCCCACAGGGGTGGGCACATTCTGTGCCTTGATCGCTGCTATAGCTTCTTCGGCTGCGTTACGGAAGCCGTCAAGGTCGATAGGCGGCAACATGCGGTCGAATGCTTTGTTGATCGTGTAATTAAGATAGCCGTTGCGCTGTGCCTTCTCGCGCTGGCCTAGCGGGCTTTGGCGGAACAACCTCATAAGCTGCGTACGGTGCTGCGAATAGAACGCTAAGAAGTTCATATACGCTTGGTCGGCTTCGGACTGCGACGGGTATTGGTTTTGCCAATCGCCCGTATGCAATGCTATGAACTTTTCGCCGTTGACTGCGTTAGACGCCTTTTCGATTATTTCGGCGTCGGTCATTTTCTCTACGAGGTCGCCGCCGTGTACGTATGTTTCAATGTGTCCGCCTAGTTCGTGCCATAGGGTGCTTACAAGCGTCTGACATTCACGCACAGGCGCGTTAAGGTATACGTCGCCCGTCATAGTAAAGAAGCGGTCGGAACTATACAGTTCAACGCTACCGCGCCTACGTCCGTTCGGAATGTGTCCCCGGCAAATAATGTGCAAGCCTGTGCCGGACGGCGAACGTTCGGCGTAGCTGTTGAACATTTCGAATATCTTTAGTTGCGTGCGTAAGGCGCTTTCGTCGCCCTTCGTGTCGTCAAGATCAACGCCCGCGAACGGGTCGGTTTCTGTGAACACAAAGCCGATACCTGAATACATCATGTTCTGCGCTTCTGCACACGCTACCGCTTGTTCAAACGTAGCCCAAGTCGAAGGGTCGGTAACGGACGCCATGCGTCCCGTAGTCGCGCTATACGGTACTTTGGTGGGCTTGGTGCCTTCCCGGTCTTCTAGCTTCCATACAATCCATTGGGCGTACGCCTGTATTTCCGCTGGTATTTGGTAATAGTTATCAGACATTAAGCGGCGTCCCTGTCAGGTAATTGTATAGCGTTTCGATACGATTAACTGACGGGTCGCTAATCTTTCCAGCCGCAAACGTCTTAAGCCATGGTTCGGGTAATTCGGTTGCTTCGGCAATATCCCTATAGGTCATACTACGGGGCCGTTTGCTAAGCAAATCTAGCACCTTGCCGCGTAACTTCGGTTCTTCCATGCGTCCGGTTCCTTCGGATGTGGGCAATCTGATTTGCCAGACCCTAGCCGAAAATATTTTATCCCGCAAGGACAAAATTTTTCTTGACACCACTTTGCCGGGGGTCTAGGTTCGCATTGTCAGCAACGACACCCAACGAAAAGGAACGTAGACAATGAACGCATTCAATCAAAAGCCCTTCGAAGACATGACACGCGACGAACAGTTGCTTGCATGGAAGGACGCCAAGCGCGCGCTTGACGCGGCCAAAGAAGCCGAAATGAACATGCGCAAGACTATCGTAGAAGCGCACTTTGACGCTACGAAGGTCGGTACGCAGAATATCGACCTAGGCCAAGGCTGGAAGGTTAAGGCCGTCGTCAAGCAAAACTACAAGCTTGATACTAACGTAGAAAAGGTCGAAGACGTGCTTGACACGTTGGAAGATTGGCAGGCCGAACGCCTTGTGTCGTGGAAGCCGACGCTTTCCGTATCGGAATACAAGAAACTTTCCGACGAAGACCGCGCCGCAATCGACAAGGTGTTGACAATCAACTTTGCGTCGCCGACACTGGAACTTATCGCGCCGAAGGGTTCGTAAGCGGCGGACAAGCGGCGCGACGCGCCCGGCGGTTATTCCTCCCAATCGTCGGGCGCACCCAACCACCAACCAAGCAACGAAAGGTTATCGTATGTCAGACCAAGCCAAGGACAACGCCCCGACCAAGGGCGAACCCCCGAAGGCCGAACCGAAGAACACGCACCCCGACGGCGTAGCTAAGGCTATCGTAGACCTTGCCAACGCACACGGGTTCGCTATCGACGGCGACGGCTTCACACTCACGCGCAAGCTTGGCGGCATGGTCGCCCGGCATTCGTACAAGGGGGCGTAATCATGTCACTTTTTCACGTAATCGACGACGCGCAAGTTATCTTGCGTTCGAAAGGCGTATACAAGCAAGCAAAGGTATACCAGCGCAACGACCGTATTTACGCGGCGCATGGTTCCGGATTTATCGCCTTGTCGAAGATCGGCACAAGTGCCCCGAATATCAGCGTTGACGAACTGGCACTAGGGTTCGAACCTAGCGCCGACGCGTTGGGACGCCTGTATATGCCGGGCAAAGCCCCGAAACGGTAAGGAACCCACACTGTGCAAATGTCCCAATTACGCCCGGCGTATGCCTGTGCCGCTCAATATGGTGTTAAGATGCTTGCCCACGGGGGGCCGGGGTCTGGCAAAACGCCTATGGTAAAGACCGCGCCCCGTCCGGTTTTGTGTGCCACCGAACCCGGCCTACTGTCGCTGCGTGATTGGGACGGCCCCGTATGGGAAGCCTACACACCACAGGCTATTGACGAATTTTTTGCGTGGGCTACCACGTCCAATGAAGCGGCCAACTTCGACACTATCGCCGTAGATAGCGTGTCGCAAATGGCGGAAATCTACCTAGCGCAAGCCCTTATCAAGCACAAACACGGCTTAAAGGCGTACGGCGACATGGCCGAAGCGGTTATGAATCACGTAAGCGCAATGTACTATATGCAACAGAAGCATATCTACCTTGTATCTAAGCAGTACCTTAGCGAAGAAGGCGGCGGCATGACGAAGAAGCGCCCCTACTTCCCCGGCAAGGAACTTAACGTAAAGGTGCCGCACCTATACGACGAAATTTTGTGCGTAGGGCTATTTCAAATACCCGGCGTGCAAGGTGAACAACGGGCAATTCGCACGTTGGATAGCTTAACCGTATCGGCCCGTGATAGGTCGGGGCGGTTAGGCGAATTCGAACCATGCGACTTAGGCGCGCTAATCGCTAAGTGCATGTCTTAACCCTAACCGAAGGAACTAACACAGTGGTACAACTTAACTTCGACGCTAATCAAGTCGCACCCAACACAGGTTTTGAACCCGTACCCGAAGGCTGGTACAACGTCGCCGTCACAGAAAGCGAAGTAAAGCCAACCAAAGACGGCGCAGGCGCATACCTGCAACTTAAGTGCGCAATCATTGACGGGCCGCACGCTAACAAGCCTATCTTTATCCGCCTGAATATTCAGAACACCAATCAACAGGCGGTTGACATTGCGTACGGCGAATTGTCGGCTATATGCCACGCTACCGGCGTGTACCAAGTTGCAGACAGTTCGCAGTTGCACGGTATCCCTTTCCAAGTGAAAGTAACCGTGCGCAAAGACCCGCAACACGGCGAAAGCAACGACGTAAAAGCGTACAAGGACGCGGCGGGTAACGAACCGGGCAAGGCGCCACAAGGCGGCGGTGCGCCGGGCAATTTCGGCGGAACCCCTGCCCCTGCACAGGCTGGCAGTGCGCCTGCTTTTGGTGGTGCGCCACAGGGCCAGCCCGCGCAAGGCGGTTGGGGCCAGCAACCGGAACAGGGCCAGCCCGCCGCCGCCGATCCGAACCAAGGCGCGGCCCCTGCACTACAGGGCGGCGGGTTCGACCCCAATACCGGCCAGCCCCTACAAGGTGGCCAGGCAACGCGGCCCGCACAGCAACAGGCACAGCCGCAAGGTAACGCCGGTTGGACGCAGCAAGGTCATCCGCAAGGCCAACCTGCACAGGGCGGCGCGGCACCGTGGAGAAACGCCGCACAGTAACCCAACACCGGGAACTGCAACCTACCGGGGCTTCGGCCCCGGTACATTCCGGGGGTTACATGGCGGACATTAGCGACGCGCTACCACCGCCGATTACATGCGATGTATGCAACAGCACACGGGTAGAGTTATACCCAAATTCACGACGCAAACGGGCGGAGTACGTATGCAAGGAATGCAAAGCAAGCGTATACTGCCACAAAGGTACAGTCATACCCCTAGGGTACATGGCGAACGGACATACGCGCTACTTACGCGCCAAAGCACACGAAGCGTTTGACCCGCTTTGGGTGCACGGCCTAATGACGCGCGATAGTGCCTACGAGTGGTTAGCCCGTCAAATGTCTACTTCTGTTGAAAACGCGCATATCGGTAGGTTAAGCGACACCGACTTACAGCGGCTTGCGAATAAATCAGCACGCCAATACCGAAAGCTACAGGCGAAGGCCAAGAAAAGAAAGGCGCTAGACAATGCTACCGATAGACGACAACGTGCCCGTACCAGAAGGGGCGGCGGAAAGTGGAAACCAAGACCCCCTAGCGGCACCGGGTAAACGCGCCGAACTTGCGCGTACGATCCTAGCAGATATAGACCGCTATTGCGAAGAAACATACAACGACGGCCACCGACGGCACCTAGGCGCGTCCCTTATCGGCAACGAATGTAGCCGTTATCTGTGGAACGTGTTTAGGTGGTTAAGCGCCGAACAATTTAGCGGGCGAATGCTGCGCCTATTCCAGCGTGGGCACCTAGAAGAAGCCCGCTTTACTGAATACCTTACGGGTATCGGGGCACAGGTCGTAGAGTTTCAACCAGACGCAGACGGCAATCAAAACAAAGGCGAACAACAGTACCGTATCAAGGCCGTTATGGGCCATTTCGGCGGATCGTTGGACGGCCAACTTATGTTGCCAGAACGCTACGGTATTCTGTTCGGTATGTTATCCGAATACAAAACCAAGGGAACCGGCGCGGGCTTCGTCAAGCTGTGCAAAGAAGGCGTCAAGCTAGTACATCCGCAACACTACGCGCAAATGTCAATGTACGGTCGCGCGTACGGTTACAAGTACGCCTTGTATATGTGCGTCAATAAAAACGACGATAGCCTGCACGTAGAGGTTGTCGAATTGGATTGGCAATTAGGCGAAGAACTAGAACGTAAAGCCTATGACATTATTACGGCACAAGTTCCCCCGGCTAAGATTGCAGAAACACCCGCGTTTCATGTGTGTAAACGGTGCCACTTTTCCGACATATGCTTTAGCGGCGGACAGGTCGAAAAGAATTGCCGTAGTTGTGTTAACGCACGCCCTGTAGATAACGGCGAATGGTATTGCAGTGTGTTCGAAGACGTGATACCGTCGGACTTTATTAAGCAGGGTTGCGACAAGCATATACCAATAGCATAAGGAATACAACAATGCAAAAGTCATGGCCTAAATCTGAAATTGCAGTTTGGTTTTCGTGCGGTGCGGCTAGCGCCGTAGCCGCCAAACTTACTATTGAAAAATACGGGCACGCTAACAACGTTCGCGTTATCAACAATCCCGTGCTTGAAGAGGGCGAGGATAACCGGCGCTTCATGCGCGATGTAGCAGAATGGTTGGGCGTAAATATAGAAATAGCTACACACCCCGATTACCCTTCGTGTAGTGCTGTTGAAGTGTGGGACCGTCGTAGCTACATGTCGGGGGTTGCAGGCGCACCTTGCACAGACATTCTTAAAAAGAAAGCCCGACAACATTGGGAAGCGTCGGCACCGTTAGTTAGAGCTATAGTGCTTGGTTTTACAATCGAAGAACGGGCAAGACATAATCGCTTTGTGCTAACCGAACGCAGTAACGTAATACCTGTGCTTATCGACGCAAAGCTTACGAAGCAGGATTGCTTTGACATTATTGGTGCAACTGGCATTGACCTTCCCGAAGCGTATAAGCTTGGATATCCCAACGCCAATTGTCGGGGCTGCGTGAAGGCCACAAGCCCTACCTATTGGAACCATGTTAGAAAAGTTGACCCCGACGCGTTTAATCAACGTGCCGAACAATCACGCCGTATTGGTGCAAAGTTAGTGCGATACAAGGGCAAGCGTATGTTTCTTGACGAACTACCCGTTGATGCTGAGGGTATGCCCCTTAAGTCCTACAACATGCCAGAATGCGGTATATTTTGCGAAGAAAAGTCGTAAAACCCATGGCGCTAAGATGGTATCAAGACGAAGCCGTACAAAGTGTGTTCGATTACTTTCAATCGGGCAACACGGGAAACCCCGTTATCGCTTTGCCCACAGGCACAGGCAAGTCGCACGTTATCGGCGGCATACAACAACGTGCGTTAGGTCTGTGGCCTAATCAACGGTTTATCAACCTAACGCACGTCAAAGAACTTGTAGAGCAAAACGCTAAAAAGATGCTGGCAAGCTGGCCTAACGCGCCCGTAGGTATTAACAGTGCCGGGCTAAAGCAACGCGACGTAATGCAGGCCGTAATATTCGCGGGCATTGCCAGCGTAGCCAAGAACCCCGCCGCATTGGGGCACCGCGACCTAGCGTTGATTGACGAATGCCACCTAGTAAGTCCTAACGCCGAAACCGTGTACGGCACGGTCCTAGGGACGCTTAAGCAGATCAACCCATACCTTAAGGTCGTAGGATTGACCGCCACGGCCTACAGATTGGGGCAAGGCCGATTAACAGACGGTGGCGTATTTACCGACGTATGCTACGACATGACAACGATAGATGGGTTTGCGCGGCTATTGGCCGAAGGGTACTTAGCGCCGCTTTTCCCTAAGCGCACCGTCACAGAACTAGACGTATCTAGCGTAGGTATGTCTAACGGTGACTTTAGGCAAAACGCGTTGCAAGCCGCCGTAGACAAGAAAGACGTTACTTACAAGGCGTTGATTGAACTATGCGAAGCCGGTTGGAACCGCAAAAGCTGGTTAATCTTTGCGTCGGGCGTAGAACACGCCGAAAACATATCCGAAATGCTGTGCGGGTTCGGCATCCCGGCGACGGCTGTACATTCCAAGATTAAGGCCAAGGAACGCGACGCACGTATTAACGGTTTCAAGCGTGGCGACTTCCGTTGCGTGGTCAACAACAACGTGCTTACAACCGGGTTCGACCACCCGCCGGTAGACCTTATAGGCATGTTCCGCCCGACCATATCGCCCGGTCTGTGGGTTCAAATGCTAGGCCGTGGTACGCGTCCATGGACCGGGGGCTATATCGAAGTGGAAGGCGTTAACGTGCCATGGGGGCCGAAGTCCGATTGCCTTGTGCTGGACTTTGCCGGGAACACCAAGCGCCTTGGCCCTATCAATGATCCACAAATACCGAAGAAGAAAAGCGGTATGCCGGGCGACGCACCCGTACGTATCTGTGACGCGTGCGGCACCTACAACCATGCGTCGGCGGCGTTCTGTATGTGTTGCGGCGCAGAATTCCCCCGTAGCGAAAAGCTATCGTCTAAGGCGTCAACCGAAGAATTGATACGAAGCGACGCACCCGTAGTAGAAATGTTCGACGTTACCCGCGTCATGTACCACAAGCATACAAAGAAGGCCGACGGTACGCACTCACTTAAGGCCGACTACTACGTAGGTATTCAACGCTTTAGCGAATGGGTACTATTCGAAAAAGGGGGCTTGCCCGGACGCAAGGCTAAGGATTGGTGGCGACAACGGCACCAAAGCGAACCCCCGGCCACCGTTGACGAAGCGCTTATGTTCGTGTCGCAGCTACGCGCACCACGACGTATTAGAGTATGGACGAATAAGCGTTATCCAGAAATACTAGGGTATGAATACTAGTGGAACACACACTTAAAAGCGGATATACTATTTTATTCGATGCTGTAGACGCAGATTTGTTCTATAGTTTCTCTATATGTACACAGAAATCTATTAATTCGTACACAAGGTACGTTAGATGCAGGGACAAAACTAGTCGCTCCTACGTAGGACTACTACACAGACTTATAATGAAAACGCCTGACGACTTGGTTGTAGATCATATAAACGGTAACGGGCTGGACAACCGCAGAACTAACCTACGAAACGTAATCAACTGTCGTAATCAGTGGAATAGACGCAGAAGTGTTAACAAAACAAAAGGGGTTTATTTTCGGCATGATAGATTAAAATGGGTTGCACGAATAACGGTTAAAAACGAAGTTATACACCTAGGATACTTCGATACAGAAACCGAAGCTAGTTTAGCGCGGAGCAAAGCAGAAGAAAAATACTACGGCGAATACGCCGGATTAGGGACAGAAATACCCGGAGATTTTAGGCTATGAATACTAAACCAGAAGACGACCGCGTACTTGCCGTATCGCAGATCGTAACCGCGCTAACGAAGTCTATGAAAGACGAACTTGACCGTTCAACGCGAACGTGTCTTAACTGTAGTCACTTCGACGAATCTAACGAAGCATGTAGAAAGTACGACAACCAACGACCGCCCGCACGTATCATAGCGCTAGGCTGCGACGGGCACGAAGACGAAATACCATTTTGAAAGGATAAACAGATGAGATACCAAGACCTGCGCAATGGGCGCTTTTACAACGAAGACACGTTTGATGCTATGGCTGATATTCCCGACGGCGTTATTGACATGCTCTTGGTTGATTTGCCTTACGGAACAACACAAAACAAA